TCAACGACGAAATTTGAAAATCTTTTTGATTGTATATAAGGATCTTTTGGCATGATTGCACTTATTTCCTTATCGCTATCCGCTGTTATATGCCAGTTAACTAGTGAAAGGATAGCATAGATTTTCGGGATATCAACCAAATAGAACATAATGAAACGATATAATGGTCCAATCCAACGTAATCTTAAGATCATTTTTTCTATAGGATATTGGATTAAATATACGATGGTTGTTAACATAGCCATATTAGCGTATACATAGAATGGATGCGCATAAACTTCTGCTTGATATTCTGGGTCAACTATTTCTTGATAAAATGTTGATCCATCACAAACTGCTCCCCATGGACTGAGAGCAACCTTTGAGGCCCATGCCTGTTCGGACTTCAAAACTGTTTGATACTGTATGCCGTTAGGGGTGACAACCTTACGAACATACCGCATCCAAATGAATTTTTCAATCCATTTATTTTTAAGTGGAAATGGGTTTTCGGGATAACAGTTTAGAAAATTAGGTTGCATTTTATACCACTGTCGTGGCATCTCTGCTATATAGATTTGTCCAAAGTCGGCGATTTGACGCACGATATTTTCTGGATCATAACTTTTTCTTTCTATTTTAGCCCAGAAATCTTTAGCATATTGTATTTCATCTCTTGTTTCAGGTTTCATATGCATTGCGAGAACCTTATAATAACTTGGACAAGGATGTGATTTTAGAAATGCATAAAATGCTTTTTGATATACGGTTCTTTGTTTATGATTAGCAGCAAGTTTAACACAATATTCTATTTGTTGGTCAATATCATCAGTATGTCTAGCGAAACCAGGTCCATGTTCTTTTAATAATGTTCTAAATTCACTTATTATTTTATTTTTTGGACGCATTTCTATTTCTCCATTAATGAATTTTATTTCAGCTAAATTTTTCCCACTATAATATAATTTTGGTAATCCCATTGTGTCAGAGCGCACTGAACATTTGAAATCTGGAATTTGCATTATTTCAGCAAAATATTCTATATCATGTTTATATTCTAAAGCCAATAATGTATATAATTGTGGGTTAAATGCGGTTAGGGCAATATGACCGAGTGTTCTTTCTAACATTGTCATTAAGGATTTATGATTAATAATAGAAGCTTGATAATATCTAATTGCTGTTCGTCTTAATAACATTTCAGATGGTTCCTTATAAATAACAAATTCCGGATAACTCCGCAGTGTCTGCTGGGGTTGGAATTTCATTTTGAGATTCTCAAAATTCTGTTGTATTCCTTGTCGCCATACTTTTAGATCTTGTTGATCTCGTTCAGTGGGTTTTCTACATTTATTTCCAAGGTACATGAGATCACTAATTTTACTGCAATATTCTAATTCTAAGTCTATACCGAATACTGAATAACACTCCCTCAGTCGTTTTAAATTTAAATTCCTAGTCAACATCGCAATTACACTATCATCTCCGGTATTGAATAACTCAAATTCTTTGAAGAATTGTGATACATCCTTTTCCATATTATGATATAACATCCAACCGGCTATTATGGCGGCTTTGTAGCCCCAAGTATTATCCCATGATGTCGCACTCTGGCCAGTTCCCATTCCCCTATTTTTAAAATGCACTTGCATGTATAAACCCTGGTTTTCATCTACTTCTTTTAGGAAATCTACCATTTCTTCATCTTTCTTTTTAACTATTGTGTTAAGAAAATTTTTAGGTGCGCCCCATTCTTGAAATGGTATTGGATTTTTTGATAGGAAATGTTTATCTTGTGTTAGATATGTTAAAAATGGTGCATTTATTTTAAGTTCTGCATTCTTGATATTATATTGTGAAAGTTGATGATTATTAATAAGTGAAAGCAGAGTTTGCATTTCTTGTTCATAATCATTAAATGAATTTACTTGTCTATATTCTAAACACCGATTGGAATCTTGCACTAACCGAAAATTGTTTTTTGATAAATCAATAAACTTCTGCGTTAAATGCGGTTTCTGAATCGTTGTAACTGGCATTGTATTATTTAGAGCAAAGAAACGATATTGATTACTTAATTGAGCCGGACTGTGTGCTAATAATATCTTACCGTGTGGTACGGTGTCATAAATTTGTTGATAATATTTATTTACTATATTCCAATTTATGGTTGATGACTGTTTTTCCTCAATAATCTTGGAATATAAGGGATGTTTTGCACAGTAATCATCCCCATCGATTATGTTTTGTTTTTGTTTAACTGAAAATGTCGATTTACCTGAACCAATTGGTGAAATAATTGCTAATTTATGATGATTAAAACTTGATTCATTATCAAATTGGTTAATTTGGTAGTCATATAATTGTGATGCATCCTTTACGAGTATTATTTTTCCCCTATAACTATCTATATTGTTATAATCTATCTCTTCAAAAAGTATGCAATTAGGCAGGGTTTGCGCCAATTGTTGTCTTTTATCATCTTCTGGTATTCCGATTGTTAATGCATCATATTTAGGTTCTGTGATTCCAATTACATATGAGTCTGCCATTGATTGATATTTAGAATTAAGAACTGAGGCAATATTTTTACCATTTTCTAGTCCATCAAAACCAAGATAGGCTAATTGAGCTAAAACCTCATATATAAAAGGACTAGTCCTACTATCATATTCTGACGCATCCGCCATTAAATAAACTCCTCCCTGACTTTTCTTGGCATGTAATTTTTCAAATAAATATTCCATATTTTGATTTAGAACCATGCCCATACCAGCTCCGGTTGACCTCCAGGTTAGTCTTTTATTTCTTTCCATTTGAATACATTGGTCAACAAAATAACTACTTAAATCTTGAGCAACAACTGTCCTTAGATTTTTATTACCATGCGCTACTTTTGTTATATCTACAACTTGACTTTTAACGAAAGCATGATAAAATTGACGGTGATATTTTCCAGATAGTAAGTCGTTTCTTGTATTTTCAATAAACACATCGTCCCAGCCTGCTTCAAACATCTGACTTCGCTTGCGATAGGTTTCTAAGAAAGGTGTTCCAGG